ACTTGTTGAACCTGAGATCGAGAGGAGGGCCTCTTTCGGCTCTTGGAAAGTCACTTCGCAACCTCAACCACTACCTGCGGCGTCCTGCACTTCAGACAGACGTATTTCCGCCTGAGCGGGAAGCCGTGCGAGAGGATCCGTTTCGTGGCCGCACGCGAGAACGACCCGCAGGGACAATCAGCGATCACCGTCCTCGTTAGCTAATGCCCTTCGATAGTTGGCGCGATGATATCGTCTTAGGATCCTAAGTGAATCTTGGATGATCTCTGCCAAGTGATCAAAGGAGATGTTGATGTGCGCGTCTCCCTCTTCGCGCCAGACCTTATCTTTGTATTTCAGCGTCACGCCCTGGTCCCAAACAAGGGCGATTTCGACCGCGTTCTCCCCAGGAGTCTTGCGCCAAACAAACGCCTTCGACACCATAGCATTGACGGGTATGGCACGAGCCCCCTTGACGAATGGAAAGATGAAACTGTCCATGATTGAGGTTGGTTGCTTCGTCTTGGGACTGATGACAATGATATCGTCATCGCGCTTGCTCATCCGCGATCACCTTTCAGGGGGAGGGCTTTGAGTCCGAGACCAATGATAAGTGGAGATCCTCGAAGGGTTCTTAGATTGCAGGAAGAGTCGTATAACTTGAGGCGAGATTGGCGAGCGTAGCCCTGACGAGCGCTGTTGCTCATCACTTATTGTCCCCTCGCTCGCTACGCCCGGTCGTCTCGCCCCCTGCGGGACTCGACTGCCCTCTTTCCCCAAGAGTGATCACTCGAGTTGCGGTGATGGCATGAAGAACGCCGCGTGAATTGCCAACCCCAGCCCGATGAGCATGATCAAGATGGCAATTATGGAAGGATCTGAAAATGGAGCAACTAAAGAAGCAGGGAACTGCAACTCCGATGGAGGCCCAGCCGTGCCTGCTGTCTTTGCCAGAAGCACGAGGAACGATAGGACGACACAAGCTCCCGCTGCCAAAGCCTGAGTGATCCTGTTGCGGAAGATCAGAGAGCGCGCTTTCTCAACCTGCTCGTTCAGCTCGAGGATGTAGTCCTCAACATCCTTCTTGGTGACCTTGCTCTCCTTGTCCACTATGGTGACTTCGCTACCCTTGACGTAGATCTTTGACTTCTTGCTCATGAGGACTCACCCGAGGTCGCCCTCGATAGCGCGGTCTGGAGCTCTCCCACTCCCTCAGTCGTCCTGTCGATCGCCCTCTTGATCTCCTCGAAATCCTTGCGGGCCTTCTTTGTCCTGCCGATCTCCCTGATGTAGAACTCCGCGCGCTGCTGCATCTCCGCGTTGTAGGTGTGCAGAGTATTGAGGTCAACCGTCAGCTGCTCTCTGTCCTGATTCAGCTTCGCGAGTAGGGCATCCAGTTGTTGCTGTGCTGAGAGGAGATCTGTCGGAACTCCGCGCGCGGATGGCAAGACCGGGCCGCCCGAAACTGAAACAGTAGGGACCATGCCCTTGGGCTGCTCCTCCTCGCGCTTGCTCTTGATCCACTTGGATATCAGGGGTATGCCGAAGATGAGGGCTGCGACTCCCGCTATCGCCAGTATGACTATGATCTCGCCGTCCATCTCATTTCACCCCTGGCGTTACTACCTTGAACCATCGTATGATGGCCTTCAGCCAGTTCTCTATGAGCACAGTGTATCCACCCGCGACCAAGAACGTCAGGGCAAAGTCGTATCCCGTGCCCGACCAACTTGCGTATCCGCCCGCGACTGCTCCTATCGCGAGGGTTGTCAAGAACTTGACCGGATCGAACTCCTCAATCCCTTCCGGCTTGATTGACTTCAGATAGCCCGCCGCTGCTATTAGAGCGCCCGAGAGGACGCCCCAAGCCATGCCCGTTATGATCTGCCAGATGTCCATCTCACTTTACCTCCTGAACCCTGAATTGGAAGTAGGGCTTCCCGGTTGGCTTGCCAGTGTTGGCGATCAGCAGGATCCTCGCGGCAACCCAACCGAGTCTCCTTAGTTGGTCCTCGAGCATCGTCGGAGGAACGACCGTGAAGTATCCCGGCTTCACCCTGTCATCAGTGGTCTCAAGGAGTTCGACATCTACGAAGGTCTTCTGGCCGTGCTTCGTGACAACTTGGCGCGGCTCGCCTATGACCTTGACCTTGTAGCCGAAGAGCTTATCGCCCTCTGGGGGGCGAAGCTTCAGGAATGGTGGCCTCTTTTCCGGAGCTTGTGGTTCGGGTGCTTCAGATGTGAACTTCTCAACTTCGCTCATCTGGATTCGGGGGACATATCGGGCTATGTCTTATATCACTTTGTAGCGTTTTCACTACATACCTCGACGAGCGTCCGTCCGGCCTCAGTAAGGGTATACAACATCCCTTCCCTCCGCACAAGGCGCGTCTCCATGCAGAACCGTACGTATCGGTATGCTCGCGCGCGGCAAGAGAAGCCGCTCGCTCTGGTGACCTCGGTCATCCTCGCAGGGCTCGGAGCAAGAGTCTTCAGGATCTCCACGACTGACAGGAAGTCATACCCCTTTCGCAAGGCCCTCCCTCAGCCGCATGATCTCATACGCGCTCTGCAGGCGCATCTCGGGCGTGTCGATCCAATAGTCTTCGTTCTTGATCAAGAGCGAACGCATACCGAGTTTCGTATGCAGGAAACCGAGGAGGCGGATCAGATCTGTCACGCTCTCAACTTCCCACTCGCGCGCGACCATGCCAGTTGGCCTGACATATCGGGCTATGTTATTATGCCTTTCCAGGGGACATACCCGGCTATACCTTCCCGAGGGCCAACTTGGGCGCGGGAAGGAATAGCTTAAGAAATCAGCGTGTGATAGGGGGGCCATGAAAGTGGAAGGCGGCAGGGCCTCGATCATCATGCCGACCGCGCTCGCGCGCTGGATCGACGAGGTTTTGCAGGGACTCGGCGACCCAAAACTGAAGGACAGGAACACCCTTGCGAGGCTGGCCGGATCTAGAATCATTAAGAGGTATTCCCTGAAGAAGCGGAAGGCTCCACCCAGGGGGCACGGCGGGCGCGTCACGGTCAACGTTCCGGGCGCCCAGCGCTCGATAATTGCAGATGCTGTGCACTCAGAGGAGATTCCGTTCATGACTCCAGATGAAGCCTACAGGAGCGGGATCATCCAGATCCTTAAGGTGCTTGAGAAGCGGGCTGCGAGGAGACAGAGGGTATCATGAAACTGTTCGAACATTGGGATGTCACCAATCCCGGAGGTGAAACTGAAAGTGAGTGAGTTCAAGGATCTGAAGATGCTAATAGCTGCTGAACTCGTGAGAAACCCCGATGTCGCGAAGAACTTGCCCGGGAGAGTCAGGACACTTTGCGATCAATCGATGGGGTTAACCGGGATCACTTTTGACAATATCGAGCGGGCGATGAACATCATGGCTGGACACGGCTGGACACCAAAAGCTATGGCGGTCGAGACACTCCAAAACTTCAGGCGTTGCTTCGTGATCATGGAGAAGAAAGAATAGAAGCGATGCTCAACGACAGGGGCTAGGACGCTAGGCAGAAGTCCTCTGGGCATAGCGGATGGTACAGTATCAATCTTATAATCTGTCGCGCGGAAACATTTCAGCAGTAGAGATGAGACCGAATGCCGGGAAGGCAGAAAAGCGCGACATGTTATCTGTCACCGTATCGGTCGCAATAGTGGCTGCAGGCATATTTATCGCAGTCGCTGCGGCTCCTTGGCTGGCCGGGCTCGTTGGAATTATCACTGGGTTTGAGAAATTAGAGATTCGCGGCCCCCATGTCCGATACGAGGAAACCACCAGAACATGGACTCTAACCATCGTCCTTGAGAATGTGGGCACAAATGAAGCAAACGTATCGTCCATCTACCTGAATGATATTCCATGTTCTCTCACTGGCTCTTGGACGCCAAATTGTCGGATCACGCCCGGACCTAATGTGAAGATCAATATTGGGGGAAGCATCACATACAATATCCTAGTCAGAGAGGGCGAGGTAATAGGCACATCGATGACGACTTCAGGCACTATCCTCGTTGTCCGGTTCCATACGGAAGGGGGGAAAGACTATGTGGCGTCAACGCAAATAATCCGGACCTACGGAGGAATCGAACGTTTGGATGTCATCGAAAACTCACTAAGAGAGTTGTCTATCAGGCTGGCTAGAATGGAAGAGAGGATCGATGCAGTGGTTGAGGAACTTGGCACCATTCGCAATTTCGTCATAGCAGCATTAGTAGCAATAATGGCCGCAATCGTGGGGGAAGTCGCGAAGCGCCGCCTCGGTTCTTCTACCGCGAAGACAACCTAGGAGTCGTGGGAAGATGCGGGGGTTCAACGAAAAGTACCAAAAACGGGCAGAGAAGAGATGTTGAGAGCGGGCGCGCCTACTCCTTCAGTCCTTCCCTGATCGCCTGCTTGATCTCTTCCAGCATTCTCGAGACGAAGGGCCTGCCCATCTTGGGCGGAAGCTGCTCGGACCTTGGGATGCGCGCGATTATCCTCTCGGCTCTGTCCACAGTCGTAGGGCCTGCTGCGGGCTTCGATTCCACGATTCCGACGCCCTGAGATTCAGCCTGCTGTGTGCTTTCGGGCTGCTTCTGTTCCTGTCCTGAAGGCGGTGTAGTCGCCTCCTTCTCCTCCGTCTTGGTGGGCGGCGTGCCACCCTGCTCTTCGACCGTCTCCTTCTTGCCTTCACTCCCGCCCCCCTCAGTCTTTGCCTTCTCGATCTCCGCGCTCGTCTTGTCGAACTCATCCGCCATGTCGCTGAAGACAGCCTTGAGGTAGCCGAGCATCGCTGACCAGAAGTTGCGTTGTGACTCGGTCAGCTGCGGTGCGCCCTTGGCAAGTTCTGCGAGCATATCCTTGATCGTTGGGACGAGCACCTCCTTCTTGGTTTCTCTCGTCATGAGGACCTGCTCAAGCCTTTCGACGCGGGCCTTGAGGTCAGCGAGAATACCCGCAATGTCACTAACCCAGTTGCTTATCCCGTCCAACCTTTGTTGGATGTCTTGCGGTGTCGGCTCCTCCGCTGCGAATGATTCCTTCAGCTTCGCAATTGTGGCTACAATATCCGCCCCTTCCTTTCCGAGGGTTTCGATCTTTGCCTTCAGTTGTGCGACCTTATCCATCTCCTCGAGTACTGCCGGAGTCTCCTCCTTGTGTTCAGGCTCCTTCGCTTCTTGCTTCTCTCTCATGCCTTTCACCTCATCACTTTCAAGTTGTGAACTCGCCCCCTTTTCACTGCTGGGAGCGAGGATCTCCTTCAACAGGATGACGCGTGACTTGGGATCGCCGGGCTGAAAGTCGTTCGTGACGAAGGCCAAGCCCGTGAACACGATCCCTGCAGGCTTCACCCCATCCACTTGCGGAAAGTCAATTGCGCCGAACTCGACTGAAGCGCCTACTATCTTGCCTTCGTCGTAGGTCTTATCGAGGACTGCGTTGCGAGATAGAACGAGCGCGTTGACTGCTTCCTCCTCGTCACTGAAATCGGCCCAGATCACGCGGGCGTTAGGTAGCAGGTTGAAATGATTCAGATTCGCGGGCGCGTTGATCAGCGTGCGCGCGGCCCGCTTGAGTTCATCCGCGTCGTAGTGTCGTAGTCTAGGGAGCCCCTCCTCGTCGACTAGGTCTAGACTACCAGTTGTGCCGACGTGGGGGGTCTTGACGAGATAGACGCGCCCATCTAAGTTGTCTATATTCAGGGGCATGATGTAGGCTTCTTTCTTCTTCTTTGGCGGCAGTTTCTCAGGCATGGGCTTGGTGTCATCCAGAGGAGGATCGAAAGAGTTCAACCAAGCGTAATAGACGGCCTTCCCCTTCTCTTCACCGTATCTGTCCACGAACTGTTGATAGACCTTTTCGAAGTCGTCGTGTCTCGGCATCAGGTCCCCACCTCGATCGGCTTGCCCTGCTTCGGAGGCGTCTGAACTCCAGCCTCAGGTTGTTCCGGCTCCCAAAGCTCGACGCCCAACTTGGCGAGACTCTTCCTAACTTCATCAGGCCGGATGTATTGAACGCCGTACTGAGCGCTCATCTCAGCCAGCTTGAGGAGGTTCTCGACGTCTATGGAAGGCGTCTCCTGCATGCCCCAGTTGAGACGCGCTTTCGACTCCTCCACATTGAGCCCGTTCTGCCTGAGCACGCGCGGGAAGATGTCGCGTTCGATGATCCGTTTGAGGAAGCGCTGAAATGCTGCCACTTTCCTCTCGCTGATCTCAACTGCTGCCTTCGCGCTGGCCTCTGTGAATCCTGGAGTGGTGAACAGCTTGTTGATGGGTGTCTCAAGCCCCTCCAGGACGCGGTTCTCGAAGTAGGGGAGGATCGTGTCGAATCGCGCGCGCGGATCTATCGAGAGCGTCTTGATGTCGAAGTCCGCGCCCGTGCTTGTGCCGACGCCGATGTCCTGATTCTCCCTCAAAGTCTTGATCGCTGCGAAGTATTCCTTCACCTTCTCCTGATCTTCGCCCTTCCAGACGAACGCATAGCGCCCGATGTAGCGGATGAAGAAGTCGTTGAGCGCGTTCTCCGTGCGCTCCTTCATCGCCAGCCAAGATGGGCGTTTTGCCGTCGTCCCTGTAGTCGCGTCGATCACGAATCCCTTGCCCGGACTTGCGAGCGTGGTGATCAGGCCGACTCCGAACGCGCTCTCGTTCACGGGGTTCCACCTGAAATGTAGAAGGCACTCGGGTTGCATTAGTTGTGTGGCCCCAACTGTTTGTTCGTACGCGAGAACCCTCCCTAGCGCGTTCCTGTGGATCTTGGTGAAAGACGCAACGGGGAGCGGCTTGAGGCCGATCAGGCGTGGCATCCCTATCGACTTGTCCGGTGCTGGAACCCTTAGTTTTCCGAATCCTTCAACGGGCTCCTCTGCATAGTTGGTGAACATGTATTCGAGGAACGAGTTGCCGACACCCCAACACTCGCGCGCGACCTGAAGGTTCAGGCCATCCAAGTTCACGTCCTCGCAGAAACGATCTATCACGCTCTTCGCCCTACCTGTCTCAGCGGTTGTGTAGAACCCCATGCCCACGGATCTCTCTGCCAGGTCATCTATGGCAGCGCGCACGGTAGGATCACGCTTGTAGTACTCGAGTTGGTCCGCGAGCGAAGGATCGGGGTAGTCGCGCGCCAGTCCACCCATCAATCCAGTAACCAGGCCGAATGACTCCTTCTTTCCGAAGATACTTCTCAGGAAACTCATCCCGATCCCCTCAATGATCCCAAGAAGTTCCGGCTTGTTGCGCAGAAATCCGAGGTTCCGCCAGATCCTTGGTCGTAGCTCATGCCAGTTTCGGGCATATCCCGCTATGTTTCCTCTTAACTGTTTGTATTGTATTCGCTACATACCCATATCTATCTGACATAGTCCGATATGCTCAACCATTCAGAGGTGAAAAGAATGGCAGACAGTTGGGCATACTCCAGTCTTGGAGAGCCCGTCGGACTCTACGACGCAATCACGGCAAAAGCAGGCGCTGCGATCACAAAGGGACAGATCGTCAAACTCACGGCGGCCACGGATCCTAAGGATGGCCCCACGGTTCAACCCGCTGGGGCGGGCGAGGTCGCCTTCGGCGTCGCGATGCAGGACATAGCGAACGGAGCAATTGGGAAGATCCTCAAGAGAGGCAGGGTGAAGGTGACGGCGGGTGGCGCGATATCCGCCCCAGCGTTTGTCAAGCCGGGAGCAACCGGAAAGGTCGTCGCCGCGGTAACGACCGTCACAATACCGTCAGGAGCGACCGCAGTCACAAGCACATCCGCTCAACCAAGCATGAACATCGAGGGATTCCTCGCGTGCGGCGTAGCTGAGACGGACGCGAGCGCTGACAACGACACGCTACTGATCTCGTTCTTCGCGATGTGAGGCGTCAGAAATGAGTGAAGAGAAGACAGAAGTCGTGAAGGGAAGGAAGTGCGAGACGATCGACTCACTGCTCAAGGATCCAAGGTTCCTCGAGAAGAACAGCAACAGCCCGTTCGTGCGAGCGCTGATGAAAGAGTTCATCTTCCCAGACGCTGCCGCTGCGCTTGGCGAATACAACAGACAGGTCATCGAGGCAGCCCGTTACGCCGCGATCGCGAGGGATGCCTGTTGGCTGGTTGAAACCGACCAGCCGAAGGTGAGGTTCCCGCGATTCAAGGCAGGGACTCCGACCAAAAGAGCACCTGGCGCGCAACCGATGATACTCGGTTCCTCGCTTGACTATGTCGACGTTGACGTAAACCCATACGAGTGGAACGCCGCGCAGGAATGGGACAGAGTGTCCCTTGAGGACACGCCCGGCGGAGTTCTAACCGGCGTCGGAAGGCAACTCGTCGAGGATGTCTACTACCTTGAGAACTCGGAATACATCACGAAGCTAGGCGGTATCAGCGCAGGCAATCTCGCGGGCGGAGGCGCACAGTCTCCAGTAAATGCAAACAAATTCGCCTATGCCGATGTCCTGACTTTACTGAACGTGCTGTGGGGCGAGGGTTGGTCACCTCTAACACAGTTCGTTTGTATCCTAAATCCCGCACAGGCAACAGATACGTTACTCCAAGATGACAAGTTCATCAACGCGAACTACCTGACAGCGGGCATCGACAAACAGACAGGCGCGATCGGCAAGGTCTTCAACGTCAAATTCCTCGTATCGCCGCACGTCACGGCAGGAACGGTCTATATACACACTTGGTTCGCAGTCGGCTTCCCGCTACGCCGCGATGTTGTCGTAGATTCCTACGAGCTCGAGAGGAAGATCGGGGCTGGAGTAATAGCCGCAAGCAGAGGAGGAATAGGAATCCTGCAGAGCAAGGCAGTCGCCAAGATGACGGGCGCCTAAGTCCCCTAGGCGCTTGTCGGAGGGATAACGTTGCCGTCGGGATCATACGACAACAATGACGAAAAACGCGTGCGCTGGGGGCCGTTCTCCGTCCCGGAATGGCTCGCCGATCGGATCGAGGCGATCATAAAGTCAGAGCAGACTCGCGCGCAGCAGGAGAAGCGGGACGTGCCGAAGCGTTCTCAAGTCGTCGTCCACATCGTGCGCCTCGGAGTCGAGGCATATACCGAGAAGGAAGGGGAGAAGGGGCGGCGTCCGTAGCCGCCAATCATCTTTCTTGTTGGAAGTTTATTGAGTCTGCGCGTGGGTGGCTTCATAATGAGAGATGAGTTCATTAATGATCCAAACCAGATCTCTGGGTGCTTTCGGGATCTTTAGTAGTCTTTCATGCATATCTTTTGGTAAGTAGACAGGTACTGTTTCTCGAGTCCAAGCTCCAAGCCACTCCTCCCACACCCCGCTATGAACAAACAGAGAGATTTCAAAGTGATGCTGAAAGAGAATATTGACGTCCTCAACGAAAGCGTTCACTATTCCGGTGAGCACGAATTGAATAGGGGCACTCTCACGGCCCTTCCTTCGTCTTTCTACCGCCTCAATCCCATGATACCCAAGCCTGAAGTGGTTCCGCAACCTGATCTCTCCCCCTTTTAGAAGACGGAAACGGTGCCTTCCAGAGCTCCTTGAGCCAGCCATACCAAAGTCTACGTCATGTCCCAGATCTGCCCAATCTCCAATGTTAGCGCCTAGTCGGTGGTAAAATGGGGGTATGAGGTATGCATCCGTCTCTGATAGATTAGTAAGCTTGAGGTCAAGTATGAGAGTGGGTTGAGGTTCATTTCGGGCCGGACCTTGAAGTTCGCCAAATATCTTCAGACCATCGCTAGTAGTTTCACCATATTGTGTCATAGACTATATCAACGCGACCAGCCGGGCATATAACACTTATCACATAAGTACCGCTATAACTGCCAAGAGAAGAAGATCAGATCAGCCAAGCACTATCCCTCCGACCTTTTTTTCGCTTGCGACGGCGAGCGCCAGCATGAACGCCCACCCGAGATCGTCGTAGGTCCCCTGCCTGTGGCTGAACGTGTAGCCTCCCGCGCGCGTTCTTTCATATTCGATGCAGTTCAGGGAGTTCAGCAACGCGGGATCGTTAGGTAACTTCGCCCCTCTATTCTCAAGCAGGATCCTTGTCCTTGAAGCGAGCTCCTCCTTCACGCGCGCCGTCAATTGGTGACCTTCAACAGGGAGTCCCAACTCCTTCATGTGGGCTATGATCGGGGCGCCTATCCCGGTTTGGTCAACTCCAATCATCCTGAATCGCGCGCACTTGTGAATGTCCGCAATCTTGACCGTGTATCGAGTGTAGAACCGTTCATCCTCCCCGGCGGCAGTCTTCTCTTGGTCGATGAACCTGACTTCCATCTTCCTCGCGCGATCTATCACGACGAAGGCTGCGTAGGACTCCTTCCCACCAGGATCATAGCCACCGTAAGGCTCGCGCGCTCCCTCGGGCTTCCCGTAGGACGAACAGAACTGGCAGGGAGCCTCTTCGCAAACGTGCAGGTTCATCCGCAATAATGTCATCGGGAAGTAGGCGCGCGCGTCGTCTACGAATTCGGCCAGATACTCGAGGCGGAACCTTTCCTCCCCTATCAACCTGAGCTGCTCGTCGAGGAATTGCTTCGTGATCAGGGGCGAGATTGAGCTCGGAAGGTGATAGACGCTCCATCCTTGTGTGTCCATGAAGGCGCGGTAGGTGATGTGATCTTTCGACCAGGGCGTGCCCATCATCCAGAGCGTGCCGTTCGTCGTCGCGAGCATGGGAAAAATGACGTTGGAGATCACGTCTTCGGGCATGACGGGCGCCTCGTCGAGAAAGGCACGATGAACCGTATATCCTCGCAATGAGTGTCCATATCGGCCACAGGGCAAACAGACGATTCGCGCGCCGTTGCTGAGCACGATCCGCGTGCGCGACTTATAGATCACGGACTTCTTGAGGGGCGAATCGAGCAGGAAGCCCACGACCTTGTCGAACGTCTCCATGCTCTGCCTCAGCGTCGATGACACTATGATCGAGGTCGTCTTAGGGTTAGTTACTGCAAAATGAATGAGTGAGACTGCTGCCGTCGTCGACTTCCCGACCTGCCTTCCACAGATCGCGATGACGCGCTTGGACTCGTCCCTGAGCCACTTCTCCTGATAGGGGAAGGGGAAGAACTTCAGAATCGCACGCGCGAACAGCACCGGATCATCGCGGATCTTCTTGAGAGCCGCAGGACCGATGTCCTTGACGAATTGCTTGGAGACCTTCCAACCGGGCGGGATGTAGATGATTCGGGCGAACTGTTCATTGATCTCCTCTTGGCCCCGCTTCCAAGTCAAGGAGACATAAATGCAGGTGAATAGGTAGAAGACCTGCTCCCAGACGAAAACGAGAAGGAGGAACAGGACTAGCGTTATTCCTGCCAAACCGACCTTCGTCCAGTCGAGGCTCACTTCCGCTTCAGCCTCGTCACGCGCACGACGTATTTTGTGAGAACCACGTTGAATTGCGCCCTCTCATCCTCGTCGTCCAACTTATCGGCAGAAAGAAGGGTATAGTCCCGGTCGTGCCACTGGTAGTATCCTATGGTCGTGTTCGTCAGAGGTTCATTCCGCGTTGTCTCCTTGGCTTCTTGCCTCGTTATGATCTTGTGGATCGCGTGATGATCGATTGCCTCGATCTCTACGCGGTCGTTCTGCTTGAGCGTCCGCAGGATAGCGAGCGCGCGCTCATGCTTCCTTCGGTCCACGTCTCTTCACCTCCTTCTTCGACTTCATCATGAAATACCATGTGACGACGGCAGTTGTTGGGCCAGAGTAGACCGTTCCGACGAGGCTCGCGAGTTGGATGTCCCTCGTGAGCAGGACCGTGAGCGAGAACAAGATCGTAAAAGATACAACAATCAGGAAGGCGAGCGCACCCCTCCAGTCCTCGATCGTGAGCTTCAGTTCTCCCTGTTTGAAGATCAGGGCGCCTTCCTTCTGCTCGCTCTTCTTCAGCGTCCGCTTGGAGTCACTCACTTCGTTTCACCTCTTTGAGCCATTTTTCGCGGACCTTCAGCGTGCATTCCCCACAGATCGAGTAATTCTCAAGGATCACTCGCTGGTATTCAGGCTCTCTGGGGCACTCAGGCAGGGCTGTCCAATACTTCTTTCCACACCTGGAGCACTTGACGTAGAAGTAGACCGTCACGATCATGTGTGCTCCCTCGGTATTCCCAGTTTCCAGAGCGCCCAGTCGTAGCCGCAGGTCGAGCAAGTGACGTAGAGCCACAACCTCGTGACGAATCCGTTCGAATCTTCAACCTCCCAACCGCTCGCGTGTGGGTAGTGTTGGATCTCGTCCGGTAAGGGCGTGAAGCACCATCTGCACCGCAACTTCATCTTGCGCAGGATCTCCCTGAACTCCTCGAGGGTGCTCATGCCTTCCCCTCAACATGGCGCGCGACTGCAAACGCGATGTAGTTCAGAGCGTCGATGAGATCATCGAGGCGCTTCTTCTCATCTTCGGTGAAACGCGCGCGTTCAATCTTGTAGACGGCAGCATAGAGCAACGATGAAAGCGACATGAGCGCCCAATTGTCTGAATAGGTGCCCCTGCGCTCCTTCCTGATCTTGTTCGCAAGTTCGAATGCGATCTTGAGAGGATCCTTGCCGTGCCACTTGATTAGCGTCATGGATTGACCTCCTCAAGCCCAAGCCATTCATCGTACTTCGGATCGAACACGATTTGCAGGATCCTCTTGCCGATCTTCCGCGCGAATGCTACCTCCCAGATTATGCCAGAACGATCGGGTATCTCCTCAATTGGCACACCTATGATCAGCGCGTCGCAGCGAGAGATCATCTCGAGCTCGGCCTCGGCGATGCGAATCATCCTGTTGTTGTCCCTCTGGATTCTGAGTGGGAGCACCGGATTGAACGTGTTGTGAGGGACGATCACGAAGGAATTCGGAAACTTGTCCATGATCTGGCGCGCGAGCCTGAGTGCTTCGTTCGTGCGGACGTCCGGGTTATCCGAGAATGGATAGGAGAGGTAAAAGAGCTTCACTCACGCTTCGCCTCCCTCAGCGTTTCGGCAGTCATCCTTTGGGCGAGGACGACGAGCTTGTTCTCCGCGATTCTCATAAAGTCGTGCTCGTGAATCCCGAGACACTCACAGAGCAGGACCATGTAGATGTATGTGTCCACGCACTCTTCGACGATGTCCTCGGCTGTGACAGGATACTTGTTGGTCCCGCCACCTATCAAACGCTTGACCTTGCCGCAGATCTCTCCAACCTCTCCGGCGAGGGCATTGGACCAATAGAGGAGAGTCCTTTCCCTCCACCAGGTGAAGAAGCGGTCGTTGAATCCTACTATCGATTGCCACAAGGTCATGACAACATCGCCTCCGGAACTGGTTTCTGTCCAGCGAGGGCCTGCACGGCCTGAATCAACGAAGGCAACAGGCGCGCGCACTCGATCCTAACAGCGATAGCGTAGCGACGGTCACTCAAGATCGTGTGACACATCGAGATCGCTTCGATGACGGCGAGAACGAGTTGGACGCCTGCCTCCTCAGCCTTGACTTGCTGCTTGCCGCGCTTCCGTCCTGGCTGTCCCTTGATGTGCAGCTTGGCTTCCTTCTCGAGACCACTGAGGAGCTTCGCGAGGTCTTCGCTTTCTTCCTCCTCGGGTTGCAGTTTTCCAAGTTTGAGGGCGTATAGCGACCTGAGCGTGCCGGCCAACTTGGTGAAGGCGTCCATGTAGTGACGCCTCTCCCTGCTCGTCAGCTCGCTTGAGTTGAGCTTGGCCTCGACTTCGGAGAGCCGCTTCTCTACCCTCTTGATCAGTGCCTCGATATCTTCTTTTACGTTCGTGAAGGAACTACTTGCTTCGTTGTGAGAGCGAGGGGAGGCCCTTTTTATACTAGGTGAATCGTTCATTTTCTTGGCCCTCCGGCCTTCCTTCTCCTGTTCAGCGCGCGCATTTGGTCGCGCATCCGAAACTCCGCCTCCCTACTGACGGCTGTCAGAAACCTCAACATCAGTCTGGCTTGCTTCGCCTTGATCTTCAGGAACGGCAACAGTTCTTTGAGGGTGCGCGCGATATCGGCGCGCTTCTCAATCACTAACCGGAAGCAATCTCCTCCCGGCGACACCTCAATCCTGCCACAGTTGAGGATCCTCCCGCACTTCACGAGTGTATTGAAGCAATTGTTGGTGATTGTGACGCGGGGACGGATGCGCCAAGGAGTATCCGACATTGTAGTGGTCAACATAACACTACCCTCCCCGTCCAGCATCCCCGCGACGTAGAGCAGCCCCTCGCGATGCGAACGCGCGCGCTCGAGTTCCCCTTGGCTACGATCCAACTCGCTCACTTGGATCCGGCCTCCTTGCACTTCGCAGCATACCCGCAAAGTTTGCACATCCAATCTGCGCACTTCATCTTGGGCGGCTTGCGCTTCTCGAGAGCCGCATCCAACATCCGCGCGCGCTCAACGAGATCCTCCGGTGGCTTGGGCTCCAAGACGAATTCCTTGTATCTGGCGGGCTGCTCTCGACCGAAGACTGACGGCTCCTTTGCCTTCGCGATGTAGACGATCTTGATCTTCTTGACCTTGATCCAAGGATGCGAGTGTTTCAGTAGCTCGATGTAAGATTGGGCCTGATAGACGTGATCATCCTCGGGCTTGTTGCGCTCGAGCAGAAAGGCCAAGGTCGCGTAGGTCTTGTACTCAAAAAGAATGCCGTGCTGGATGTCCACCCTGTCGGCGCTCCCTATGATTCGAATATCCCCGAGATCCCACCAACAGAAGAGTTCCCGCTCCTGAGCTGCATACTTGGTCTGAATATAGTTGTGGACCGCGCGCCCGACGAAGAAGTCAATCGCCTTCTCGTCCCAGCCTTCCGCGTGGCCCTCGGTCCTCTCGTAGTACGCCTTGCGCGGGTTGGTCAGCTCAGTGACGTGGAACGTGTGGGCCTGCGTCTGTCTCGGCGCCAAGTCCTGACGGATCGACCAGAGAGGACAGGATTCGTCCTTCTCGTCGTCGGTACACTTGAGGCATTCGGTCCAAGTGATCAGTTCGCGGTTCTTCTTCGGGCACGGAATGAGCGACCAGACCATCCAGTCGACAACTTTCATGAGTTTCTTGCGCAGAAGTGTCCGCGTTGCTTCCTTAGTCTGAGGTTCTGATAGTCCCGCGAGGTGTCCGAGTTCGTGAATGGTCGTATCCTCGATCAGATGCTTGAAGATGTGCGCGAAGAGGGGCTCGATTCTGCCACCATGTTGCTGTTGAAGTTTGCGCGCCATCATGTATGCCGCTTTGGCGATCTCATCCACGAAGAGCGCGCCCTTGCCGCTGAGCGCGACGCCGCCCGGCGATAGAGGAACGACTGACTTGATGAGGCGCTCAAGCTCCTCGCGCCAGAGCGCGTGATCTATGTCGCCCTTGTCGTTCACTGTGAGTCGTCCTCCTTGATGGCCGTCGAAGCATCCTTGGCCTGCTCGCTATCCTTCTCCTCTTTCAGGCCGACCTTCGGGACTATACCGGATATACCAGCGATACCGGTTGTTGGGCGACTGTCACCTACCTTGATTATCGATAGATGACGACCTACTTTGTCCGTGGTGTCGATTCTGATAATGTCGTGCGGTAGCCCAGGAACCGGTATGTCTGGTATTGCTGGTACGGTAAGGCGCGCCTTCCGCGCGAGCGAATCGAGCTTGTCTTTGTTAACGGTGTAGAAATGTCGCCCGCCCTCCCTCGAGAGCTTCCGAGAATCCAAGAAGCCTAATCTCCTGAGTGCGCGCCCGATCCATGCAGTATTGAGCCACTCCATCCCTTTGGCTTCATCCTCAGGATATTCACCCTTCAGCCAATCTCTGATCTGAACGGCCGAATACTCTGCTGTCTTGTCAACATGCCTCGTCAGTGTGTGAAGTAACATCAGGTCTTTGTTGTCGTTCAGTTCTATGATCTCCTTCTCCTCTGCTTTTCCTTCTGCCCACGGGATAAGTTCAGCCAACAAGTCATCGGAGAGCCACTTGGCGATGCAGAAGATTGAGTGCCAGAGTTCGTATTCCCTCGCCGAAATCTTTTCTGAGGGGTTCTTCAGCTCCTTGGAGATGTCATAGAGTTCTTTCCATCTACACAGTGCGAGCAGATACAACTTGTCCCGTATCTTCTGCCATTCAGGGTCCAGATCATCGATAGTGCTGTCGACTATCGCACGATCTATGCTTCGTTGCATGACAATCGTAACCGCGCGGTCGACGAGGACGTCCTCAACGCCGCTGATGTTCGCGAGCGCCTTCGGGGAATAGACCTCGAAATCGCGCACATACTTCCGGCGTTCGCCTTCGACTCGGTAAGTTACAGAACCGCGTTTATAGCCTGCCAACAAGACTGATCTCATGTCGAGTCTCCTTTGCGGATCGGTTAGATCCTCGGTCTCATCCATCAAGAGTGTTGCCATGCACTCATCGATGAGCCTGAAGATGGTCGCGGTCGTCAGGTTGTTTGAGAATGCGGTATTGAAGGCAAGCAACGAAGTGAAATGGAGAAGTTTTGATTTTCCGACTCGCTTTATCCCCCAGATGTGGAGGTAGGGATATGCGGCGAATAGTGGGAAGAAGTGTGTCCCAATGATCCATATCGTCACGAAGTTAGCCGTCTGTTCGTCTGGGAACTCATGAAACTTGACGAGTTTGGACTTGATTGCTCGAAACACTTCGAGGGGGGTTGGGACATTCTCGGGCTTGATTCCGCCTGCCTCCTTGATCTCCTTGATGAGAGCGGCACTCATGCGGGGACGTGGGGGAATTGTGATGGGGCGAGCACGGATTCCAACGGAGTAGAGTTCCTTCGGATCGCATTTCATGAATGCAATCGGCCAAAGGTCGGTCTTTTCGTCCACCTCGTTGATGTTACGGAATAACAGGTATCGCATTGCTTGGTATTCTTCACGCAGAAGAACGTCCTCCCCACCCCGACTTCTCAACCTCCTTACCCTAGTTGGGAGCCCGACGGCGACCAAGGCTTTCCCCTCGTTCGGTAAAAAGGCCAGAGAAGGGTTTAGGACAGCCACGTCCTCAAACAGTGGCTCTTCCTCCACGCGTATCTCCGACAGGTCGCGGAACACGCCAGCCAGTTGTCGCCTGATCGCCTTGAGGTCGAGGTCCACTCTCCGACACACCCCGCTATGTCGTCCCTCGCCAGCTCAAGATAAGGGTTAGTGAACCAAAGTGCACTAAAGTGAACGATTGTTACAAGTTTGTCACTTCTTGTCACAATAGTGAACTAAAGTTCACTAACCCTTAAGAGGGAAGGCATAGCCCGCTATGTCGGCTTTCTGATGCGTCGGAGAGGCGGCAGTTCTAGGCCGAAGTCAGGCAAGCAGGCGCTCAAGCAGTTACTCGTGAAGTTGCCGCCGGAAGATGATCTGCACAACGTCATCAAGCTGCTCAGAGTCGGCGAGCCAATTGAAGTTCTGTGGCTGGATGCCTGCATTGCGAGAGATCGTAAGGTCGACATGCTCAAGAATCACGACTTCGCGACCTACAAGCGCTCCATCGGCTACTATATTGGAGTCATGCGGGATCACCGCTACAAACAGGAATACATCATAATCAGCCCTGAGGAGACCGACGAGGGAGAGGTCCACGACATCGAGTCCATCCCGCTTGGAATAGTGATGCGGATCAAGCGCGTCAGCGGCGAGAAAGTCCCCCTCATAACGGTCAAGGGCAGGCATTATGTCAAAGTCCCAGTTCGGACATTGAAGCTCAAGTGGGCTGAGCTCGTTCCGCTCGATAACGGCGGCCAGAAGGTACTGCTCGCGAAGGAGGTGAAAGTCTGATGGGCTACGCAACGGCTACGATGGTAAAGGAACGTCTCGATATCACGGATGCGAGTCAAGACACAAAGATCACGGCGAAACTCACCCAAGCCAACCGGATCATAGACGGCAAGCTCAAGTCGCTCACGACCGTGCCCGTGACGACTCCGACGGAGATCGTGAACCTGCTCGCAGAGGTTGAGGCAGATCTCGCTGCTGGGCTCTTGGTTGAGGATCGCGGTCCTGGTTGGAAAGATCAAGCGACTGTGTTCAAGAAGCGTGCGGACGAAGGACTTCAGGACGTTCTGTCTTACTTCGAGGAGGGAGTGGTGACCATAGGATGAATGACGATACGAAGGCGATCTTGTTAGTTCTGGTCCTCTCGGTCGTGGCTCTGACGATATTGTATGCTATAGTGCTGTCCGTCGGGCAGTTTCTCGTCACGTTCCTGATTGTCGTGCTCGCATTCGCGTTCTATGAATTGGTCGTAGGGGATACGGTTGCAACTCTAGAGGCAAGGTGGAGGATATGATCGAAGTCAGGGCAGAGTCCAACATCGAAGAATTCATCGCGCGCTTGGCCGCATTAGGTCCGATGGTCATCTCCGCTCAGGAGGAGTTCCTGAACATGGCTGCTGGACGCGCGCAGAGCGTGATGCGCGATATCGCGCCTGAGAGAACGGGGAGGCTTCGGGAATCCATCTCTATTGAGCGAGACATAGGCAAGCGAGTCATAGGGCCGACTGCGAGGTCTGAGGACGGCTTCTACTATCCATATGTAGTGAACTACGGGCGCGGGCCCGTCTTCGCGCGCAGAGCCCATGCCCTCAGATTTGAAATAGGCGGTCAAGTGATCTATCGACGCAGCGTTGGGCCTGCTCGCGGAACTCAGTTCGTGGAGAGGACGGCGCGCGCGGTTGAACCGGACTATCCCAAGATCGCGCAAGCGGTAATTGAGGAGGCGTTGAAGAAGACATGAGGAAGCAAATCCAGCAGAAAGTCATAGATCTCCTGAAGGCTGAAGCGACTTTCACGGTCAAGACGATCTACTTCGGACTGCCCATCAAGGTTCTCGACTATCCATACGCGGCCGTTGTGTGGGCGAGTTCGCCAACTGAAAACGTAGAGCAGAAGACGAAGTTGCTGGCAGTTCATCGCATAGACTACGCGATCCAGGTTGTTCACAGGAGCAGGAAAGAAGATGAGGCCGAACAGAAGGTTGAGGATCTCATTGAGATCGCGCACGGCGTTCTCTTCGGCAACCCGACGCTCGACGGTCTCGTCTACGATAGCTATCCGGTGGCAGTTCAGCCCATCGAGCCAACCGTCCAGGATGATTATGCGATAGCAGGCGCGCGACTCGTGGTCGCCTGCTTTGCTGAGGTGGCTAAGTGATGCCCTCGACTCGAGTGAGATACGTTCTCGCGAGCGAGAGGGGCAGAAGCCCGAAAGAGGTGAGAATAGAGTAAAATGGCCTCAAAGCGATATCTTGGGATCAAGAAGGAGACACAATTCAAGACATACGTTGCACCAGACACCTACATTCGTATCATTCGCGAATCGCTGGAGGAGAACCCGAACAGGACGCCGATAGACGACGCGACGTTGCCCGAGTTCGCGGAGTTCGCGCCCGATCTGTGGCTGTACTCTGGAGACACTCCGATGCAGCCGCGCCCGGATGACCTGGGACACTTCCTGTTCGCGGCACTCGGAAGCAAGTCGGTCACAAACGACGGAGGAGTCCCGCCGGACGCCTACAAACACACGTTCAAGAGAGGAGACACGCTCCCGACCTACTCAGGCATTGTCACGGTGGATGACTTTGCGCGAAAGATGACCTCAGGCTTTCTGAACACGCTCGACCTTGAGGTCGGCATGGGAACGGGACAGGAACGTATCCTTCACATCACGCCGGGCTGGATAGTCTACAAGCTTGAGAAGTGGACCGAAGCCCTCCCGACTCCGACCTTCAGCACGCGCAAGCTGCTGCTCGCGAGCAAGGCAACCCTCAAGATCGCGGACGTGGACAAGTCTTCAATCGTGCGCGCACTCAGACTTAGGATCGACAACGGCATCCCTCACAGCGAACTGTTCAACTTCGGCGCGGAATACCTCGCGAAGGTCAAGAAGGAGAGGTTCCAAGTGACGGGAGAGATCCAGATTGACGACGACGGAAGCGCGGAGTACGACAGGTTCGTGGCGGGCAGCACGTGGGATCTGAAAGTGGATCTGCTCTCCGGCGAGGTAACAGGAAGCAGCGTTCCGGGATTCGAGAACTTCAAGCTCAGCATCCACATACCGAAGGCCGTCTATGAGAGTAACGTGGTCCCTCACGCGGACAGGAGAACAAGGCCGGCCATCGGAGCGCCGATCCGTGCCTACTACGATTCGACATCTGAATACTCACTGAAACTCGACCTCGTGAACAAGACGGCGGAATACTGATCCCAAGGATAAGGAGGTGAGAAGGGGATGGGGAAGAAGTCCCTCAAGGAATACTTGAGCGAGAGCATTGTCACGTGGGTAGCGCCATCTGGGCTTGAGTTCAGGATCAGACGCATCCGCGATCCGCTCGAGTTCACGAGGATCGCGATCAAATATCAACTCATGCGAGAGGATTGGGAGAAGCTCAAGGGAATCAACGCCGAGGAACTCGCCGGTCAGAGGGAACTCCTCGAGGTGCAGGAGAGAGTGCTTGAGAAGGCCGAAGGCTTGTGGGCGGAGCTCTTCGGAAAGAAGGTCATCTATCCCAAGATAGTGACGGGTGAATCCGATGTTGAAGCAGGTCTGCTGTCCATCAAGGACATGACGCGCCTCGACAAGATGGAACTCATGCGCGAGATTCTGACAGGGCTGGCCGGGGAGGAGGCCGATTGGTTTCGCAAGCCCACTGGGCCTGCTGGGGCTGGCGCGGACGCTGGAGGTGAAAGCGGGGCTGATGGCTGAGGCGTACGGAACTCTTCCGTCGGAGATCCTCGCCTTGGACGCCGAGACTTTCCACATGAACTTCGAGATCTTAGGGCACGCGCGAGAGTTCGTAAGGGAAGCTGCTAAGCAAGGCAACTCCCTCGAAGAGCGAATCCGCAGGGAGAGGGAACAGCTCGCGCGCGAGGGTCTGATCGACCAGGTGACGTAAGATGCCGGAGATAGAACTTGGATTAGTCCTGGCGGCCTACGATAGGACCGAAGGTGCACTCAAACAACTCACCGAGGATGGCAAGAAACTCCAAGATTCAATCGTCGGTCTGGGCAAGGAGATGGAGAAGGGCGGAGAAGCGGGGAGACAGGCCAACCAAGTCTATCGTGATCTTAACAGGCAACTCGACGCCAACGACAAAGCGGCGCGGCTCGCGGCGAAGGCATGGGCCGACCAGCACGACGTAATGATGTCCGCGGTTGAAGTTGGCGATAGAGTGGCGAGGACGTTCGACCGCGGCCTCAAGATGATGACACAATACAACGTCGCACAGATACGAGTCACGCAAGCGCAGGATGCGCAGACAGCCGCGGCTCAACGAGTCGAGAGGGCGACTGCCCGCCTTCTCGAACTTGAGGCACAAGGAAAGGATGATTCAGACGAATATAGGAAAGGAATCGAGGAACTACACAAGGCACAGGAGGATCTCGAGAAGACAACGCAGCGCGCGAGTCAGGCGCAGGACCAACTGAACATGATGATGCTCGGCTTCATCGCCCAAGCCCCCGCGTTCGCGAAGGACACGTTCAAGATCGTCGAGAGCATCAAGACGTTTCAGGCGCAAGTTCAGTATGCAGGTGGGCTTCAGACTGTGTTCACGGGCGCGCTCGGGAACATGCAAGCAGCCGCGTCCGGCTTCTTCTCCTTCATGCTCGCGAATCCTCTGATAGCGATCCTGGGCGGAATCGCCGCTGCCGTCGGACTCATCGCACTTGCGTGGCACACGGACTTCATGGGAATGCGCGACGACATCGAGGCGTTCTATAACGAGAACTTCGCGCCTATCGTGAACGACATCATGGAACTGCTAAAGGACTTATGGGATGGTGTACTCGTCCCGCTCGGGGAGATCTTCAAGGAAGTCTGGGTGAACGTGATAGGACCTGCGCTCAAGTGGACATGGGACAACATCCTCAAGCCCTATCTTGGATTCATCATTGAGGGCCTGAGGACCGTGATCGGTTGGATCCGAGACGCGATTCAATGGATCAAGGACCTGATCAGAGAGTGGGAATCTTGGCAACCCACGCCGAAGGAGATGCAAGCGATAGTCACGGGCACGTTGGGAGAGGCTGGAGTTGCTACGATACTCCCAGGAACAATTCCCGAGGGACAGGTTGGATTCCCCTACGGTGTTCCGCGGACCGGGCTGTATCGCTTACACGAAGGTGAGGTAGTTGGTCGCGCAGGCCCTACGATCGGCACGGTCAATGTCTATGCGAACGACTACCAAGGAGGCAGGGCTGCGGCGAGGGGACTCGTTGAGGAATTGAGGAGGATGGGCTATGTCTAAGATTGACCTGAGCAAGCAAATCACGACGATCCAAGCACTTCTTTCCGAGATGATCGTCCTGCTCTACTACGTTGATCCGGTCGCCACGAAGCAGCTCCTTGAGAACGTGCGCGCTCTGATCCAGAAGATCGAAGCGGGTGGAAATACATGAGCACTCAGGTCGCCCGCGCGAAAGTCGTGAGGGTTTCGGACTCGTGGCAAGTCCCGAAGGTCGATAATCTGTCCCTCGAGCGCTCCGTCGAGTCGAGGATCGCTACCTTGACCTTTTCTCACGTCGGGGATACAGAGCTGTCAGCCAATGACGAGGTTGAATGTTTTCTTGATTTCTACACCGGAAGCTGGACGAAGGTCTTCCGGGGTATCGTGACCGGAAAGAAGGGATCGGGCGAAAGGCTGAAGGCCCTCCAAGTCTCCGCACGCGACAAGCTCTATGCGTTGAGGAGAGGGAATGTTGCGAAGGCATATTCTTTCGTTACCTTCGGAGACGTCCTCAAAGACGTCATTTCGATCTACGAATTGGGCTTCGACACGACTAATGTCCAAGACATCACTTTGCTCGATAAGGCGAACCTCGCGGACGCGCCGCCCCTGCAGGGGATAATGGCCCTGTGTGATTCCACTGATGCGCTCCTCTGGCTTCAGGCAGACCTCAGACTCTACCTCGTTCCGCGCGGGAGCGGAACCATCGTTGGCTCTCTGACTGAGGATGATGCGCGTGCGTTCTTATCGAGTGATGTCAATGTCGAGAAGGAGGTCAAGGAAGTGGTTGTGAAGGGCGGCACGTTCCAGGGCAACCCGATCTATGAAGCCGCGTATGATGAGGGTGCTACGGCGAAGGAGCGTCAACTCGCGCGCGTTGTTTTCTATCGTCCAGATATTGATGATCCGGCCCTCGCCAAGCAGTTCGCGAAGAGCGCGCTCTATCGATACAAGTCAGCAACCACGACTGTTGAACTCGAACTGATGTCTCCCGCCGATATCTACGCTGGCACGCGCCTGACGTGTAACTTCCCCACCTTTGGGATCAATACGACCTTGGATGTCCTAAACTCACGCTACGACTACATGGGCGGGAAGCTCGTCCACACACTCACACTCGGCCACCTGTCGAAGAAGGACGTGAGCCCTGTCGCAGAGATCCTATCACGCATCGCTGTGCTTGAGCGCGCGCGAGAGACCGTCGCCGACCTCGTGTCAGCCGGACTCGTCGCCTCACCGAACGCGCTCACGGACATCGACTTTCCCATAGATCCTGACGAGTCTGTGGACTGCTACCGTGATAGGGCGGATGACTGCCAGAAGCTGATTTCCGGCAAGACGACAGGCCATTTCATCGTGCGCTATGATCCGCCCAGGGAGGAGTTTCTTGCTTGGGATCGGATAGCTTGGGAGCTCTTCGAAGAAGAGGGCAGCGTGAGCGTCAGCCTGCTCGACGTGACCGGCGCGACGATCAGGTCTGGGCTCACATCGCCGATGGATCTTTTGCCATATCCGCCCGATCTCGACGCGGCCGAGTGGTTGCCGAGCGACTGGGGAATGATCGAAGCGACGAGCATCGAGAACTCGTATGATGCTGTCTTCGGGACCTATTCGATGAAGACAGTCTTTCCAACAGGAGGAGTCGCGCGCGGCTGCTACTTCCCATATACGAAGAACATGGCGCTGGACCTCTCGGAGTTCCGCGTACTGAGGGCTCAGTTCGAAATTGACGGCGAGTCAGCTATTGAAGTCAGGCTGCACATGGACGACAGCAATTACTTCAAGAAGCAGACGGTTTCAATACCGCCGACCGATTGGACAGCCGGGCGGTTCTGCTTCCCCCTCGATCAGAGTGAGTGGACTGCGGTCGGAAACCCGAACTGGAACAACATCAACTACGTTTCGTTCATCGTGCCGGCCTCGGATACGTCCGTCTTGGCGCTCTTCGTGGATGGCGTCAGATTTGAGCGGTTGAGCAATGAGCAAGTTGCGCTCAAGTTTGAATTATCGCGGCCCTCTGCGGACAAGGTCAGCCCGCGCGTGAGGAGCATCACTTGGGAACTCTTGGTAGGTGGTAGGTGATGGTCAGAACAAGGCAGATTCAGAGAGCCGCGGGCGTCCCGCTGGAATACGCGTATCTGTCAGCGATCCCGGCTGAGGAAGAAACGAAGGACGAGGGCGCGAAGTCGCTTCTGGTCGTCAATCCAGATTCCTTCCCCGCGTCGTATTCACCGTTCACTTGCCTTGCTGGGAAACTGAAGAAGGGGGATACGGAGTGGAATAGCGGCAGACAGAAGGCCTACGCTCTTCGCAGGATCTATATCAGCGAGGCGACAACCATCACGGCTGTCCGCCTATGGATGAAAACGTCCGTAAGCGCCGTTCGAACAGTATATGCGGGAATCTACTCTGATAACAATGGTTCCCCTGACGCGCTGCTGGGCAACGGATCCACCTCCAATTACTCTGCTACCCCGATGTGGTGGCGGATCACCATGTCGATATCGGTCAATCCTGGTTGGTATTGGATAGCCTTCCTTTACTCGGCCGCAGATGCCGACGCTTACCTCTACTATGACGCTGAGACTGGCGCCTGTGCGGAAGATGGGACAGGATCGACGCTCCCATCGTCTTTCGGGACACCCACTTGGCACGATAAGGGAGTAACGTGCTTGGCTGAGACTTCTACGGGCGGAGGGAATGCCTATCTCGAAGGAAGTCATGTCTTAGGACAGTCCTTCCCAGCCGCAGCAGGACGATGCAGGGGGATACTGCTTCGAGGAAAACGCGTGGGCACGCCGCAGGGGAGCCTGACAGTGGAGTTGCGCACGACGTCGTTCACCGGGACGGTCGTAGCGAGTGGGATGCTTGAAGTAGACAAGATCGATACCGTCTTCAAGAAGCTGCTG